CGTACTGTGGCTTCGCCCTCGCGGTAAGGGAAGAGGTAGCTATCTACGGCTCTAATTTGAGTGTAGGCGCTTTGTATGCCGCCTGCGCGTCCGTTTAGTGGCTCAGCTTGCCAGTCCTCTGTACTCCAAGTCGTATCCCAGCTTTCGCCGTCCTCTGAAGTCTGTACTTCCGTAAGGCTAATAAAGTCCTCAGTAGCACATACCCAGTTATCTACGGGCGAGAAAATCTTTGTAGCCGTACCTGCGTTGTAAAAGTAGCGCTCGGTGTAGCTGTCTATTTGGCGTGAGGCAGACTCAACCGCCATCTCCAAAAGGCTATCGTCAATGCCATCGGCTATGCCAATTGCAGCCTTTATTTGGTTTAGTGTGCAGTATCCATTAGTGATTGCCATGAGTTCTCCTGCCTAAATTCTACCTTTAGAACAACCGCTTAGCCCAAGTGTCGGGCAGGCGGTCAGAATGTATCTCTATTGGCAAATGGTACTCAAAATCCTTAGCCCCGCGACTTTTTATCCAAGCCACTAGGTCGGTAAGCCCTTTATCAAGGCTTGTGCTGGTCTGGTAGCCCAAAAGCTCTCTAGCCTTGTCGCTAGAGCATAGGGCTATTTTTACTTCCTGAGGTCTACCGCCTGTATAAATTGGCTCAAAGTCAGTCCCAACTATTTTTTGCAACCTGTCTGCGAGTTCGTTTATTGTTACTGATTCTTCGTCTGGCCCTATGTTTATTACTTGCTCAATAACTGCATTATCTATACAGGCAACATACAGCGGGTTCACCACATCGTCAATAAAGCTAAAGCAGCGCATCTGATTTCCATCGCCATAAATGATTGGCGGCTTGCCTTGCAATAGTCGGTTAGTCATAATAGAAGCCACATTGCGGAAAGGGTCGTCATACTTTTGGCGTGGGCCAATTATGTTATGTGGCACAAGTATTACCCAGTCCATACCTTGCGTATCGCAAACATTTTTTACCAAAAGCTCACTAGCAACCTTGGCGATGCCATAAGGATCTTGTGGAGCAACTACCATGTCCTCGCTATACGGCGTAGGTAGTGTGCCATACCGAGCCATCGAGGAGAGGTAAACAAACTTTTTTACACCATGCCTCTGAGAAGCCACCAGAGCGTTTGTAGTGGCTTGAACGGTGTTTTTGACTACCAGACTAGGGGAAAATACTGAAAGCCCCTCATAAGCCGTACAGGCGGCGTGGATGACTAAATCTGAGCCAACGAAGCCCTCCTCCATAAGCTCTAAGTCCCAAGCTAGGTCATGCTGGTAAAACTCAACGCCGGCAGGCACATTAGAGAGATAGCCGCCAATAAGAGAATCAACCCCTTTTACTTTCCAACCCTCTGCCAAAAAGCGGTCAGCTAAATGCGAGCCTAAAAAGCCTGCAACTCCTGTAATGGTTACTTGTGCCAACTGTTTGCCCTTATCCTTTCCAAATCCCAACGCCCCTCTGTAAAGTCATTTGTGTCGCATTTGTTTTGGAAGTAAGCCTGATTTGATGGCCAGCTCACTCCATTGCGGTTTGCATAGTTTGGATCACTAATTGTGGAAGCGTTGTCGTGATGAACGGGTACATCTGCCTTTAGGACAGAAAAGCCTCTATTTGTTACCCTGCGCTCGTAGTCGTTGTCCTCAAAATAGATGGGGTAGATTGACTCGTCAAATAATCCCACCTCTTGCACAAGCTGTTCGCCAACGCTAAAGCTTTGGTAGTGAGGCCAGATTGAGTTTAGGGTTAGGGCATCTGGTCGAGATGTCTTGGCTAGGTTCTCTAGCGCACCGGGTTTGAACTGATTATCAGCTGAGGTAAAAGTCCAAAACGGCTCAAAGGGAAAACACTTGATGCCCAAGTTCCAACTACCCGCTACCCCTTGATTAGCGGGCATGGTGAGTATGTGTGTTTGCTTGACTACATCTGGGACTTTTAGGTCCTGCAGTTCCCTGCCGTTGTCAATAATAAGCAGGTCACTAATCTCATAGTCAATGCTGTCCACCATCCTTTGCAAAAGGTCATAGCGGTTTAGGACAGGAACTATAAGGATCAAACTAAGCCTTTTAGGAAAGGCAGCCAGTAGTGACTCCAAACTTTTTGTGAATCAAACTGCTGCGCAAACTTGCGTGAAATTTCTGAGTGTCTACCCTCTGCCTTAGTTACCTCATAGGCGTTTTCTAGCTGGGTAACAATAGAGGCAATGCTTGGGGTCTTCCACCATGCCGCCTGCGCTTCATCCCAAAACAATTGCCCGCTAACCCTAAAGCCGTCCTCAGCTATGAGGTCGCGTGGACCTGTCCAGTCAGTTGCGATAACGCGAGTTCCACATGCCTGAGCCTCGATAATCGGAATTTCGAACCCACCGCCTAAAGATAGCTGCAGGCAAACATCGGCAGTTGAGTAAAAGCCCGCTAGGTCCGTAGGTTCAATACCTATGCGGTAGTCAATGGCGTCAGGAAAAATAACGCTATCCATGTCCAGCCCACAAGCCTCAGCTAAGCGTGGCAGGTGGTAGCCGCCATAGATACCCTTTGGCTCGGTGTGTATGTACAAATAAGCGTTAGGTACTTTTTGCTTGAATACGGCAAACGCCATCAAAGCTTCTCCAAAGGCCTTTCGATGGATTGACTTATTGGCCTTATTAGCGGCGTTCATAACAATTAGGAAGTCGTCATCCTTTAGCCCCAAAAACTCTCTAGCGTCCTGTTTGCCAATTTTGTCCGTTGGCTTGAATGTGCTAACTGTGTCTATGGAGTGCGGTATGTAATGCCCCTGAATGTTGTTCTCCGCTAGCTGCTCAACGCCAAAAGGCGACATGGCAATTGGGGTTACATTGTCCTTTACTAGCCAGCGCTTTACGGCAGGTGGCATTGAAATGTGATCTAGGGGTGTCCAACTAAGAATGCGTGGAAACTCCTCTGTAGGCCAAATCTCGGGCTTTAGTGTCCATACATCCCCAAGCGTCAAAATGTAATCTTTATAGTCACTTTTACTTGCCTGTAACTTGTGTGCCACAGCTAGCGAATCCTGCGACATAGGGTCATAGCCTCGGGCGTAGTGCGGTATTTCGCCATAGGCGGTCTTGTGTACCCCGTTATTGCCCTCTAAGCCCCAGTTAGAGGCATGAGCAGCATTTACCCCATGCTTTACCAAATAGTCCAGCAGGATACCAACTTGCATGCCGTACCCCGTCGGCTGGTAAGGACTGTTAGACCAAGTCGTTATAGTCAAGTCTAATTTTTCTGTTTTCATAATTTCCTCTCTACCTACACAATAGCAAAAACCCCCGCCTTTTGAGCGAGGGTTTTGCCAGAGTTTCAAAGGTGACTATGCAGCCGAGCCCTTGAAAATCTTGAAGTGCTCTTGGTGGCTTAGGTCACCATCGACACGGATCATGAAGCGGAATACTGCGAGGTCATTAGCGAACTTGTAGTCATCGCTTCTGTCTACTCGTAGTCCACCAGCTAGACGAACCTTGTACGACGGCAAATATCCGAAGCCCACGCTTGCCGCAGCTGAACCAACTGCTGCAACTGCTGGGTTCTCGTATACGCGGAAGCCAAGTAGTGAGTCTGGCTGACCAGCCTGTAGTGATGGCTGGAAGAGGTACTGACCGTCATTGTCCTTTAGCTTACGAGCGTTGCGGATAGCAGTTGGGCTCATGAGCCAACCTGTCCCGTTCAGACGACGGACTGCGCCGTCAACCGAGTAGACAAGGTCGATCAATTGGTCAGCGGTGAATAGACCACCTGCGATAGTTCCGGATACTCCAGTACCAGCAGCAGTCATAATTCCGTTTGGTGCAGAGTTGCCGCTTCCGGTGGTGAGAGCTGCGTTTACAGCTACACCGATGGAGTTACCAGCAGCGCGAGCTAGAACCTCAGCTACATCGACGCCTCCGTCTTCAATCAGCTCTCGAGCGACTGGAACGAGGAAGGCATACTTGTAAGCCTGAAGAGTGATAGAGCTGAAAGTTGGTTCGCTCTCGTCAATCTCAGCGCCCGGTGCTTCTAGACCAGCAGTTCCGTACGCAGTTAGCGTTGGAATCTTAAGGTCTTCTCCCGACTGGGTCTGGAATACCTCTGCAACATCTAGCATCGGTCCTACTTCACGAGCCAAGTCGTACACTCTCGCGACGAAAGACTGTGGAACTAGACCAGATGATCCAGATGGGGTTAGTGTGCCGCGAGTCTCAAAAGCGTGTGAGCGGATTTCGCCCTTAGCTAGTGCGCGTACATAGTCGTAGTCAGACTTGGTTACATCTGATACAGCAAAGTCAGATGCAGCAGCGGCGGCCTTAGCCTCGCGCTCTTCTGCCTTGCGGATTGTTTCAATTGCAGCAGCTCGCTCATCTAGGTCTGCGTTGATGCGGTCAAACTTGTCCTGCTCTTCTGCAGTCAAGTCACGCTTCTCAGCAGCGGCGTAGTCAAGAAGGGCCTTTGCTTCTTCCCATGCCTTTGCGCGAGCCTCTGCCTGTGCCTTGATAAAGGACTGTGACATTTGGCGTCTCCTATTTGTTAGTTGGATTATCAGCCGCGCTTACGCAGAACTGAATACGGCGGCGCTAACGCTCAACCATGTAAATAGTTTATAGCACTTGGGTATGGGAAACCCCGTAGGTAGAAAGGAAAAGACCCTACGGGGTGGAACTCGCTAATAGCAACAAACGCTGAAGGGGGTTAGCGTGTTTCTGTTGGCTGAGTAATGCGAGTTTCCCTTGTGGCAGCACTCGCCGATTGGCTGCCGTTTGTTTC